TTCGCGGTGGTGTCGTAGTCGGCGTGACCCATGAGGTACTGCTGTGTGGCGGCATCGACCCCGGCGCGGCGCAGAAGCAGGAGATAGGTGTGGCGCAGGCGGTGCGGGGTAGCGTCCGCCATGGCGGGAATGTCCTCTTGCAGCTGTGTCCAATGGCGCTTGATGGAGGTGTACGGCAGGGGCGTGGTGCGGTTGTAGAGCACATAGTTCTCCGGGGCGCCGGGCGTTCCCAGCTGTTCGCGCAGGATGGGGAGAAGGGGCAGTTTCCGGTGTCCTGCCTTGGTCTTGGTGTCGCCGATCTGCGTGGTGCGGTTGCCGATGTAGACGGCTGCCTGGCTAACGGTGATGATGCCGCGCTCGAAGTCGATGTCCTTCCAGCGCAGGGCGACCGCCTCGCCGCGGCGCAGGCCTGTGTAGAGCATGAGCAGGGGGAGGATGCCGTACTTGTGGTGCGGGGCGGCGGCGGTGATTGCCTCGACCTGCTCCATCGTCAGGGGAAGGCGCTCTTTCTGCGTCCCCTTGGGCGGCTCCATCTGGTCGACGGGGCTGCGGCGAATCAGGTCATCCATGACGGCGCGGGCGAAAACCTGCCGGAGAGTCAGCATCACCTTGTCGATGGTGGACTTGGACATGCCGTCGTACTGCAAAATCAGCTCTTGCAGTTCATCGGCGGTGATTTCGTCGATGCGGCGGCTGCCGATGACGGGGAACAGGTGGTGACGCATGGCGTTTTCGTACATGGCGCGGCTGCTCTCGCGGATTTTGGGCTGCTTGTACAGGCGATACCAGCGTGTGGCGTACTCCTCGAAGGTGGGGCAGACCGGCGCGGGTGTCGGGGCGCTTTGGCTGACGATGGACTCGACCATCACGGTCAGGCGCGCGATGGCGGCGGTGAGGGCAGCGAGGGTCGTTTGGGTTGCGTCGGCGGACGAATCAGGCGCGGGAATGGGGCAGGGCGGCACGGAAAGGGGGCTGGGAGACGTTCCAGCGTCGGGAACGGGAATTTGTGCGTCCGAAACGCGGGACGGCTCTACGGAGCTTGCAGACCCCTTCACGGGCATTTTGCCTTTTCGATGGCGCGAATCTGCTCCGGGAGTGGGGCGGGACGGTACGGAAAGGAGGCTGGGAGACGTTCCAGCGTCGGGGACGGGAATTTGTGCGTCTGAAACGCGGGACGGCTCTACGGGGCTTGCAGACCCCTTCGCGGGCTTGCGACCGCGGCGGTGCGCCTTGTCGTACTCCTGATGAATGCGGGCGATTTCGGCATCCAGCTCTTCCTGGGAATAGGCGGATGCCCACTTGTAGATGGGTTTCCCTTGTTTGTCGCGACCGAGATTGACGCGGGCGCGAAGTCGTTTTGTCATGATGCTCCTCCGATCAGGGGCATCTGATGGCTGTTTTTGAAGGTCAAATTTGGTCAAAGCGACGTTGCCTTGCCATGCAACATTCACTTACCCTTAGGGTTATTTTCTTCGGGCATGGAAATGCCCAGCGTCCGGCAGATCAGCCGCTGCTGTTCCGCATCGAGGGTGCGGTAGGCGGCGAGTAGTTCCTGCTCGTGGCGATTCATGCGGGTGTCCTCCTCATGCGTGCTGTTTGTTCTTTTTTTGTTTTTCGTCGGGATGCTTAATGCCGACCATACGGCAGACCATCTGCTGCTCCTGCGGGGACATGGCGCGGTAGGCGTTCAGCAACTCTTGCTCGTGTGGCGTAACGCCATCAACGAGTTCGTCAATGCTGACGGGATTATCTGTGCGACCAAGCAGGTAGTCCGCAGACGTGTCGAGCATGTCGGCGGCTGCGCGGATTCTATCAATGGTCGGCTTCGTCCCCTTTTTCCAATAGGAGATAGTGGCGGTAGATGTCCCCATTTGCTCGGCGGCAGCGTGTGAGCAAGGTGCAATTCCTTTAACACTGCACAAGGCTTCGTAACGTTCGTAGAAGTCCATAGTTTCGCTCCTTGTTGAACAAATTTAGCCACACGCATTGACAATGTGGATTTATTGTGATACAATACCACTGCAAGCTAAAAGTGTTTAACTGCAATGACCGTGTAGAATCCTACATCGCGGCGCAATGTAGCACTTTGCATTATACTGCATTAGTTAAACTATTTCAACTGAAATTGAAAGGCGGGGAGTCTATGCAGAAGAAAGACAGGTGGATAGCGAACGTCGTTGGACGTATGCACGTTGGTGGTATCACTGGAAAACAGCTGGCAGCGGCAAGCGGGTATACTGCAAGTTACCTTTCGACGGTGCTAAACGGCAAAAAAGGTAATGACGACACGCACCGAAGGATTGAAGAAGCCCTACGGCGGCTGGAAAGAGCACAATGATGACGAACGCGGAATACCTGCGGGAGACCCGCAAGCGCAGGAAGATGAGCAAGCGGCAGGTCGGCGCAATGATGGCGCGGATGTGCGAGATGCAGAGCGGCATCCTGCCGATGTGGCGGATGAGCGCGGACGGGCATCAGGCCGCCTTGCAGCGGATGGAGCGGCAATCGCAGTTCTGCACCTGGGAGGACAGCCGCCTGATCGCGGAAATCCTCCAAGTGGGCGAGGAAGGCGCGAACCGCATCCTGACGACGCGGGATGTTCGGACAGCCATCAACCATGCGCGGCACATCAGCGTGGTCAGCCTCGGCGGGCGGGTTGCGGTCGCGATCCGGCGGCGGGATGACCCGCGCGGCTGCGCCTTCGTCGTCACGAAGCGCGAAGAGCTGAGCGTCATCTACGAGCGGCATCGGCGCGACGCAAAGACACGCGACACGCCGACGCTGACGCTGGCGGATCTGCGTGCAAAGGACTGGTGTCTGTGCTACGCCGCCATCGAAGCGCCGCTGTACACAACGTGGCGTGCGAACCTCATCGGCAAAACGCCGAAAGACGGCTACTGCCTTGTCTGCGTCCGCTGGCGCGGGCATGTGCTGGACTTGTGACGGAAGGGGAGACAGGAATGCAACTGAATCAGGCAATCGAACGCGCCTTGCGCGCAACGGAACACAGCGGACGATGGCACTGCGTCTTCCGGCCGGATATGCTGGAACTGCGCTACATCGTCGCACGCCAGGATGATTTGTGGACGGTGCGCGGGATGCTGGTGGCGAACGATGCCTGGGCGCGGTCGGAGCGGCTTCCGCTGGCGCTGGAGGATTTCGCCGCGTCGGACTGGCAGATGGAAATGTGCGACGAGGGAATTCAGGCCGGAACGCGCGACTGCCTGCTGTTCACGGGCAGCGAAACGCGGGTCAAGGACAGCGTGACGGGCAGGACGGCGCTGATCCCCATCATGCCGGACTTGCAGCGGGGACGGGCGGCGCTGGCGAACCAGCGGCGGTGAAACCGATGAGAAACACAGAAAGGGCGGGATAAACGCATGATTGATATGCAAACGTTCCTGTCGAACTTCCAAAGCGTCAAGAAGATTAGCGGGGGATACATGGTCAAATGTCCCTGCCACAACGACAAAACGGCGAGTTTGTCTGTCGGCATGGGCGAAAAGGGGATTGTCCTGCACTGCATGGCGGGATGCGATTCCAGCGACATTGTGCGCGCGCTGGGACTGACGTGGCGCGACCTCTGCACGGATGAGGTGCAGCGCGAGTGGCAGGCTGCGCATCCGGCAGGCGCTGCGAAAACGCAGCAGAAGGCGCAGAAATCCACAAAACCCGCAGCGGAAATCACCACGAAACCGCCGAAAAAGATTCCTGCCGACCTCAACCGGCTCAAAATCGGGGGGACATATGCCCAAAAGGACGCACCGCCGGAAACCATCACGGCGATGTATGAGTACACCGATGCCGACGGCGCGCCGCTGCTGCGCGTGTACCGGACGGACAAGAAGTCGTTCCCGACGATTCACTGCGACGGCGGGAAGTGGTTTTGGGGCGACGGCGGGCGACACAATGTGCTGTATCACCTGCCGGATGTGGTCAAGGCGGTGCAAGACGGCAAAAAAGTGCTGATTGTAGAGGGCGAAAAGGACGTGGAGACGCTCCGGGCGCTCGGTTACGCTGCCACGACGAACAAGGGCGGCGCGGGCAAGTGGAGCGAGGAGCTGTCCAAGCACTTCAAGGGCGCGGATGTCGTCATCATCCCGGACATGGATGAGCCGGGCGAAAAACACGCGAAGCTCATCCTGCGCGAACTGCGGAACGACGCCAAAAGCATCCGCATCGTGAACCTCAGAAGGCAAAAGGCCACCCCCCTCCCCCCTAAGGGGGATATTTCAGATTTGGCGGGGGCACTCGGCGCGGAAAAAGCGAAGGGCGTTCTCGAAAATCTGATTGCGCTTTCGCCGGTGCTGGCGCGGAACATTGGCGGCGGCGACTACGAAGATTATTTCGTCGGCATCAGCGGTTGTCATGTGCGCTCTGGCTGCATTTTCAGTCCGACGGCAGAGGGCGATGAACGTCCGCTGAGCAATTTCGTCGCACTGCCGGTGGAGCAGGTGAGCATCGACGACGGCGAAGGTCAGCTGCGGCAGGAGTTCGTCATCGAAGGATGGAGTAGCACGGGCATGAAGCTCAAAGCGCTGCGCGTCCCGGCGGAATCGTTCGCGAAGATGAATTGGGCGATTGAGGGCTGGGGGCTGAACGCCGTCATCTACGAAGGCAACGGCGTGGCGCAGAAGCTCCGGCGAATCATCCAGAGTGCAGGCGTTGCCGCCGCGATTCAGCGCACGATGTATTCGCACACCGGCTGGCGCGAAATCGACGGGAAGGTCTGTTTCCTGCACGGCGGCGGCGCAATCAGCGCGGCGGGCGACGTTGAGGCGGACGTGCAGCTGGATTTTCGGCTGGGGCGGTACAGGCTGGACGGACTGCGCGAAGGGGAATGGCTCGAAACGATGGGGCGCGAAAAGGCGCTGCCGCTGTGCCAGAGTGCGACACTGCGCCTGATGGACGTGGCGACGCTGCGGGTCGGTGTGCCGCTTGTGGGGTACTTGTTCCTGTCGCCGCTGACGCACTTCCTGCGGAAAGTCGGGCGGAAACCAAGCGTCGTGCCGTTCGTGCGCGGGACAACCGGTATGGGCAAAACGTCCATCGTCACGCTGGCGATGAACCACTTCGGCTACGATTTCCGCTTCGAGGGCGATCAGCCGGGCAGCTTCAATGACTCCATCGCGTCGATGGAGCGCAAGCTGTTCATCCTGAAAGATTTGCCGCTGCTGGTGGACGACTACAAGACGGTGGCGGATGCGCGGCAGATGTCGGCGCGCCGGGCGCTGGAAGAAAACATCATCCGCATGGTCTGCGACGGATTGAAGCGCAGCAGAATCTCGGCGGACATGACGGCACAGCACGACTATCCGGCACGCGGGCTGTGCATCCAGACGGGCGAAGAATTGCCCAGCGAGACCGGCGACAGCAACATTGCCCGCTTGTACGTCATCAACTTGGCGGCGGGGAACGTGCCGCTGCCAACCAGCGATGCCGCGCCGGAGCGGAAAGCAGAGATGCAGGAACTCTGGCGGCTGGCGAAGGAGGGCGCATTGAACGAGAGTATGCGGGGCTACATTGCGTATCTGGCGGGGCAGGCGGACAAGCTGCCAGCCCGCCTTGATGCGCTCTACCGGGAGATGTTCGACGAAGCCAGCAGGCGCGTTTCTGGCACACATGCGCGCTTGCCCTCGGCAGTCGCGTACATCATGCTGGGTGTACGGATGATGGTGGAGTACATGGCGCAGCCGGGTGGCGTGCTGGACGGCGTGACGGACTTCGAGGAGGTCATGCGCCCGTACTGGGATGCCGTCAGCGCGAACAGCCAGGAGCAGCGCGAAGCCATGACCAGTCAGGCACCGACGCAGGTTTTCCTTGCGACGATGCGTGAACTGCTCATGTCAGGCAAGAGCGTTGTGCTTGATATGGGCATTGCGAATCAACCGACAACGCCGCCGATCGGGATGATTGGCTACCGTGATGCGGAAAAGTATTACTTCATTCCGGGTGCGGCTTACGGCGCGGTCTGTGAGAGCCTGCGGGTGCAGGGCGCGACGATGGCGGTCGGCAAGACCACGCTGCTGCGCCAGCTGGCAGAGGAAGGCATCAGCCAGCGAAGTACCAAGGGCGAAACGCTCCAGCAGATTCGCCGCGGCGGGGTGCATGGGCGCTATCTTGTGGTCGCACGCGGCATTCTGGACGACGAAAAGACACCGGAGCAGGCGAAAACGCTTGCAAAGGGGCATCAGCTGGGCATGGAAGAAATCGACGAAATGCCGGACAATCCGTTCTGACGGGGAAAGGGGCGAATGCGGATGACGACGGTTGAAGCGCTGACCGCCAGCAAGAACACGCTGACGGCAATCCAGCAGATGGAGGACGTGATGAAGGCATCGGACAAGCTGCTGGAAGGGCAGGACGCGCCGCTGATGGAAGCACGGGAGGTCAGCATCGTGATGGAAATGCTGCACAACCGGGCAAGACGCTATCAGACGGTTGCGTCGGCGGGCATGTGGGGGCTGAGTATGCGGGAACAGTGCGTCCTGCACAGCTACTACCTCTGCGGCAAGACAATCCGGGAAATTGGCGAAGCGTTTGGTCTGCGGGAACGCATGGTCAAGCAGATTAAATCGGACGCGCTGGCGAAGCTGGCGCAGAAAGAGGGGTAAACGATGGCGACAACGACGAAGTACACCTGCGATCGGTGCGGCAAGGAACTGGAAAAGGCGGGGGAAAAGGTCTACATCACATGGCTGGGTCACTTACAGACACATGTGGTGAAGGAACTCTGTCCGGCGTGTTTTGAGGCGACGCTGGGCATGAAAGTGCCGGAGGAGGCGCAGGATGAATAAGACGATTCTCATCGGCAACCTGACGCGTGACCCGCGAATCTCGATGACCTCCTCCGGCAAGCGCGTGGCGCAGGTGGACATTGCCTGCAACCGCGCAGGCCGCGACGGCCAGCAGACGGCGGACTTCTACCAGATTTCGTTCTGGGAAGAGCGCGCGAAGCTGGCGGAAACGCTGCACAAGGGCGACAAGATTCTGGTCGAGGGGCGGCTGACGGCGCGCGGCTATCAGGGCAAGGACGGCACGATCCGCGCCGCGCTGGAAATGAGCGACCCGCGCTTGGAGTATCTTTCGCCGCGCCGGGCGGTGCAGGAGGACGCGCCGACTGCGCCGGTTGACCCGGAAAGCGGCATGGAACAGGCAGAACCGGACGACTGCCCGTGGTGACATAGAAAAGCGCCTGCTGTGCTGGGGAACACAGCAGGCGCGGGGAAGGTCACTTGATCTCAGCGGTCAGCATTTCTTTGAGCCGCCCGGCGCTTTCGATGATTTCGAGAAGCAAAGCGTCGTCGATGCGGTCGGTTTTCGATTGGAAGTTGCTGCGCTGGCAGATGATATTCAGCGCTTCACCAATCAGGTCAACTTCTTGAAGAATCTGTTTTGTGTCCATCATGAAAATACCCTCCTATGTTCGCAAAATCTTGACTTTTTGCGTCCGGGATGGTATGATGGAAGAGGATTTCATACCGTTCCAGACGCACGTTTGGACGCTGTGGGATTACGGGATAACGTGGCTGCGTAACTTGGTAGGTTGGGGCAGTCACGTTATTTTTTTATCGACTTCTTTGAGCAGCTTGACCCCTTCACGAATAGCTTCGGCACGTTTTACATTGTGCTTTTCGCAGTATGCTTTGAGAATCTCTTCGCATTCGGCATCGAGCCGGATGTTGAAAGAAAGCGACTTGGGGTTTTTGCTCGGCGGTCGCCCGGTTCTTGGACTCAAATAAATCACCTCTCTTTTTGAGCCTCTTTTAATATACTATGTGGGGCGCAAAAAGTCAACCCCTCTGTTGACTTTTTCTTTCGCGAATGGTATGATACAAATAGGGAATCGTAGAGAACGGAGGTGCAGCAGCATGTTGTCACGCAGGGAAGTAGAACAGGCGATTCGCGGTTTGCTGGGGAAATATCATGCGGATTACGCGATTCTGTTCGGGTCGTATGCGCGTGAATCCGCCAATGCGAACTCGGATATTGACGTGGTGCTGGTCGGCGGGGCGCATTTCCGCGCACGGGATGTCTTTGCCTTCGGGGAGGAGCTGCGGCAGCTGACGCACAAGGATGTTGATGCGTTCGAGCTGCGCGAAATCAACCGCGAATCCGACTTTTACCGGACGGTGATGCGGGAAGGGGTGCGAATCGCGTGAAAAAGACGGACTTGGAGCGCCTGCGGAAAATCGTCACGACGTGGGATAGCCTGTCGGCGCAGATGGCGCAGCGGAACATCACGCGCGACGTGCTGATGACGGATGAGTTCGCGCAATGGGCGGTGACAACGCCGCTGTACAACATCGGCGAGCAGGTGTACCAGCTGACGCAAGGATTGAAAGCGAAGTACCCGGAACAGCCGTGGAATGCCGTTTCCGGGATGCGCCATCGTTTGGTGCATGAGTACGAAGGCATCAACTGGACGATGATTGTCGAAATCGTGTTCGAGGATATGCCGGGATTCGTGCAGGATGTTCGGAAAATCATTGCAGAAATCGAAGAAAACGAATAGAAAAAAGCGTGCCGCCTTTCGAGGACAGCACGCTCTTTCTGTTATTCCGCCAGAAACGCTTCAATAGCGCGTTTGAGAACCTGCGCCTGCGGGATACCCTCGGCAGCGCACTTGGCTTTGAATGCCGCTGCCATTTCCTTCGGCACGCTCAGGCTGATGCGGTCATATACCTTCTCATTGTAGCGCCGTTTGACGTCGGTCGAGGTGTGTGTCTTGCGCTTCTGCTTCTCCGGTTCACTCATGTCCAAAATCCCCCTTGACTTTTTACCCGCCGTCGTGTAGAATGATGGAGGAGGGAAGCGGCGGCGGGTATCCTCTTACCGCTTCCCCGGTGCTTAGCCTAAGCTGGTCAGGAGCTTAGGCTTTTTTGTTGCCCATTTCATCCTCCATGAGCTTGTCGAGGTACTGGATGATTTTCTGTGCGTCGTTGCATTCCTCCGCGTAGAGCTTGATTTGCTTGAGAACCTTGAGAAACTGCTTATCCGTCATGTACATGACCTCTTTCTTTGTGTCTTTCATATTTGACACCCGCCTTTCTGTCAGCTCTTGCTGACACATATATTATAACATACTAATTGTAGTATGTCAAGAGGCAAAATGAAGTTTTTTCAGAAAAATTGCAAACTTTTTCTCACCTTGACTGCACGGGTGGTGTTGGTGCGACAATCTGCGCGTGGGGCGTACCCCATCCGCCGAATGCGGTTGACCGCAGCGTGTGTGCCTCCTTCACTTCGCGTCACCTCAGCATGACGCTGACAAGGTGGCTGCTCATCTGGGCTTAGGGGATGAGCGCGGCGGGCGCGCCTTCTGCGGACGGGAGGCGCGCATATTGTCGAAGAAACAGGCAGACCCGTTTTATTTGTCGCCGCCTTGGAAGGCGATTCGAGTGGCTGCCTTGCAGCGCGACCATTATTGGTGCCAACGATGCCAGAAGCGACCGGCGAAGATTGTCCACCACCTGATTCCACGCACGGTTGACCAGTCGCTGGAATTGGAGCTGGACAACCTGCAAAGCGTCTGCGTGATCTGCCACGAACAGGTGCATCCGGAGAAGGGTGCAAGCAAAAATCCGAAAAAACAGCCCGATTTGACGGGCATCCGGGTTATTAGTATCAAGTGAGGGGAGAACATGAATCGGACAGAAACGGGATACAAGCTGCCGGGAGAGCGGGCGCATACGGCGCGGATGCTGCTGGAAGGAGAGGTCGCCAGCCGATATGGGGAAATTTTGCCGCATCAGCAGGCGATTTTGGACGCTTACGAGCAGACGGAGGCGCTTCGTCTGCGTGCAGTGGACGACGTGGCGACGAACGGCCTGCGCGAAAGCTACACGTCCGGCCGCCAGCGCGTCGTGCGCAAGAATGTCGCGTATGAACAGGCGCTCCGGGCAGCGGCATCCTTGACGAAGCTCATTGCCGCGCTGAAGCTGGACACAAAGAAAGCTGCACCTGATGAGGCAGGTGATGGCGAGGATGAGGACGACGACCTGGACGACTATTGACCCGCATATTGCCGCAGCAGAGGAGCGCATTTGTGCGGACTGGAATCGTCTGCATGGCGATGCTGACCCGCGCATATGGGCATACATTGACGATGTACTTAGCGGGCGCGTGCTGGCGTGTCAAAAAGTCCGGCTTGCCTATGAGCGATTTGTGCGTGACCTGATGCACGAAGAAGAGGGCGATTTCCCGTGGCGGTTCGACGCGGAAAAAGCATCGAAGCCGATTCGGTTCGTCGAAAAGTTCGTCCGACCGCAGGGGGATTATGACCGCCTGACGCTGATGGCGTGGCAGTGCGCCTTTTACGCGGCGCTGTTCGGCTGGGTCAGCAAGAAGGACGGGACGCGCAAACACAACAAATGTTTGCTGATTGTCGGCAGCGGCAACGGCAAAACGCCGATGATTGCGGGCGCGGCGCTGTACAGCGTCAGCCAGGAAGGTATCAAGAACGCCGAAATCGACGTCCTGGCGAACAGCAAACCGCAGGCGCGGATTTTCATGCACGATGTCAATGCGGCAATCGGCGCGTCACCGGCGCTGTCGAAGAAGTTTCGCGCCCTGCGCTCCTGCGCGGAATACTATGCGGACGGGCAGTCAGACAAGGGACGCAGCGCAACGCCGGATAGCGTGATTCAGGCAATGTCAAACCGTGCGTCGCTGCTTGACGGTCTGCGGCCGACGTGGGGCGTACTGGATGAGCTGCATGAGATGCGCACCTATGATGCCATCGAGCAGATGCGCCGGTCGCTGGACAAAGCCTCGGACGGTCTGCTGCTGATGATGTCCACGATGGGGTATGTGCTGGACGGTGTGTTGGTCAGCGAATATCGGCTTGCTGACCAAATGCTCAAAGGCAGCGGCAATGCGGCGGTGAATGACCGCGAACTGGCGCTCATCTATGAAATCGACGAACAGGATTCGCCGGAGGATTCCAGCAAGTGGGTGAAGGCAAATCCATCGCTGGGCGTACTCCTGCATCTGGACAAGCTGAAGCAGCGCTGGGAGGAAGGCAGGGCGATTGCAGACCGGCGTATTGACTTCCTGACGAAAACGCTGAATGTGTTCACGCGGGCGACCAATGCGAGCTTCTTGGACTTTTCGCTGGTGGAACGCAATCGGGATGTTATTGGTCTGGAAGCAGTCAGAGGACGCGAGGCCTTCGGCGGTTTCGACGTAGCTGTCAGCGGCGACCACTGCTCGACGGCGCTGGAAATTCCGCTGGATGACGGCCGCTTCTACGTCATTCCGCATACGTTTGTGCCGCGCAAGGTGGCAGAGTTGAATGCAGAGCGTCTGGACTACTACGGCGAGGCGATGCAGGGGCGGCTGACGATTGTGGAAGGCGACTATGTGAAGCAAGACTGCATCATCGACTGGTTCAGGAAGATGGGCGAGATTTTCGACATCCGCTGCATCGGCTATGACCCGGCGAATGCGACGCTTTTGGTCAAAACGCTGGAAACAATGTTCGCTTGCGAACCGGTCAGACAGGGCGCAATCACGCTTAATGCGCCGATGAAGCACATCAAAGAGCTGTTTACGGACGGAATGATCGTTCACGACCAAAACACGCTCTTCGAGTGGTATCTGAACAATGTCAAGCTGCGGAACGACTTTTCGACGCGGGATAATGAAAACTATGCGCCGAAAAAAGCGGACAAGTACAGCAAAATAGACGCATTTATGGCGTTTCTGGATGCACATACGGTCTGGCTGCGGCACTGCCCGCCGCTCGGAATGGAAAGCGATTCAGGGGATGCGGTGCAAATCTACGATCTTGACCAACTGCTGGAAAATGGAGGTGATGGCATGTGGGCATAATGGCACGGCTGAAATCAAAGTTTTCCCCACGAAAAGCGGGGGAAACTTTCCGGCTTGAACCATCATGGCAAACAACGGCATCACGGCAGATGCAGGACAGTGAAGCGGTTTTCGGTGCGGTGACGCTTCTGGCGAACACGTTCGCCGCCATGCCTATGACAATTCGCAAGGGCTGGGAAGAGGCGAAAGAGCATCCGTTGCATCGTGTCCTGACGTACCGTCCGGCGTCTGGCTATACGCCTTATACATGGATGCAGGGGATGGAGGTCTGCCGGAACGCAACCGGCAATGCATATTCCTACATTTCACGGGATGCCAGCGGCAATGTGCTGTCGCTGGAGCTGCTCAATCCGGCAGAAATTGAACCGATGCGCGACCGTGATACGGGCGACCTGTGGTATCGCTACATGCCTGCGAAGGATGCGCCAACCATCTATATTCCGGAGCGGTCGATGCTGCACGTTCGGCATGTGACAGATAATGCCGACAAGGGCATTAACCCGCTGTCGGTGCTTGCCGGTTCAATGGAGTATGCAGTACAGATGCGCGATTTCTCGCTGAAACAGGCGAAGGGGATTGCGGGTGTGCTGGTGCTGGAAGTGCCGGGCAATCCGGGCGACCAACGAAGCAAGGAAATCGTGGAAGGATTCCTGAAGAACTACGCACGCAGCAACAATTCGCTGGCGGTTATCGGCGGCGGTGCGAAAATGAGCAGCGTGGAGCGCACCATCTCCGAGGGCCGAATGCTGGAGGTTGACCGGATGATGGTCACGCGTGCGTCGCGTGTCTACGGGATTCCTCCGGCTGAATTGGGCGACTACAGCCAGAGCAGCTATTCTTCGCAGGAACAGCAACAGCTGGAGTTCCTTCAGCGCCTGATCCCGACTGCGAAGATGTATGAGGCGGAAATGCAGATGAAGCTGCTGACGTATCGGGATGTTCTGGATGGCTACCGAATCGAGATTGACTCCTCTGGTCTGACAATCTCGGATGCGCAGACACGCGCGACGGTTGACCAGATGCTTGTCCGATCGGGCATGATGACCATCAATCAGGGCAAGCAGCGCAACGGCTTCCCGCCCGTCAAGGGCGGCGATGTGACCTTTGTCTCCGGCGACCTGCACCCGCTGGAAGACCATTTAGGAGGAGACGCAGATGGATGACTTTTTCCGTTTCGCAACCATGAAGGGCGGCGGTCATCGCTTGGAGCTGACCGGCCCGATTGTAACCAGCAGACCGTGGTGGTCGGAGGATGGAAAGCAGTTCGCTTGCAGTACAGAGTTCGATGCACAGCTCAAGGCGCTGGAAGGCGAAGAACTGACTGTCGTGATTGATTCCAACGGCGGGGATGTGGCGGCGGGAATCGCTATGTATGAAGCGCTGCGAAATCGCAAGGGCGAAACGCACTGCCACATTGTGCGCGCATATTCGGCGGCAACGCTGCCGTTATGCGCCGTTCCGCGCCGAAACAGGATGATCTCGCCGGTTGGGACGATATTGATTCACGACCCGGCGACTTCTGCCAGCGGTACGGCGGACGAACTGGACAAGAGCGTGCGTTTCCTGCGAGCTATCAAAACGGCAGTGCTTGCTGCCTATCATGAAGCAACGGGAAAATCAGAGGCAGAGCTTTCCGAAATGATGACGCGGGAAACGACGATGACGGCAGCGAGCGCTGTCGAGAATGGCTTTGCAGAGAGCATCGCGAACCCCGCAGAGAGCGCCCAGATGAGCCACGAACTCATGCAGGTGTACATGGCAGCATCGCATGAGCAGACGCTGCGCATGGCACAGGCTGCCGCAGAGTCGCAGAAGCGAGACAAAGAGCGGCAGGAGTACCTGCGTTTCTTTGAAGGCATCAAATGATGCGATAGCCGGAAACGGCAGAAAGGAAAAGAAAATGGCTACGATGTTTGAACTTCAGGAGCAGATTGCCGATCTCGACCGGACGATTGCGACGGAGCGCCGGAACGGCATTGACATGGCGAGCGATGCCGGTGCGAAGATGGAGGACATTCGTGCCTGCCAGCAGCGCGTGAGCGACCTCGTGGAGCGCCGTGCGATTCTCCAGAAAGAGTGCGACCGCGTGGCGGCGGAATCTCGTGCGCGTGCTGCCCGTGAAGGCGGTCAGGGCGGCGCAGAAATGACGTTTGAGCAGGCGACAGGCATGTACCTGCGTCATCTGGCGACGGGCGGCAAGAGCGAAATCACCAGCATGGCGTATGAACAGCTGGGCGCGATTCCGGCGGGCAGCGAGGATCAAGGCAATGGCTCTGCGCTTCTGCCGAAGAAGCTTTCTGAACGTCTGCTTCTCCAGCCGCAGAAGGTCAACCCCCTGCGCAGCCGCATGGGCGTGACCAACGTGACGGGGCTGTCCCTGCCGAAGCTGGCATTCACCATTGATGATGATTCGTATGCGGCGAAGGATGGCGAAACTGCGAAGGAATTGAAGGGCGCAGGTGAGACGGTTGATTTCGGCCGCCACAAGATGCACTTGATGTGCAAGGTCTCCACGACGCTCCTGCGTTCCTCTCCGCTGGACATTCAGGGTGCAGTGCTGCGCGGGCTGGACAGCGCCATGACGCTCCGCGAACTGCGCAGCATCTTTGCAACGGCTCCGGCCAGCGGCGAAGAAGGCATGTCCCTCTATGCGAAGAAAAGCTCGAACTACATCATCAAGCAGATGGAAGCGGAATCCATGCTCGGCGCGATCGTGGCGGCTGCCGGCGACCTGGAGGACATTTATCAGGATAACGCTTCGATTGCGATGCGCCGGCAGGATTACTATGCGCTGATGATGGCACTGGCGAACGGGTCGGAAAGCCTCTTCTCTGGAAAGCCTGCGCAGATTCTCGGCTATCCGGTGGACTTCGTGGACAAGGCGACCGTGCCGGTTGTGGGTGATTTCAGCTATCTGCATATCAACTACGACTGCGCGCCGTTCATGGACATGGGAAAGAGCGTGGAAACGGGCGTCACCATCTTCACGGAGGACTGCGTGTATGACATCAAGCGCCTGATGGATGCGGCGTTCCGTCTGGCGACTGTCAAGACGACCGGCACGGGTGGCTAATCATGGCGACGGCGGCAGACCTGCTGCGTGATTATGGCTACTTCACCCCTGAGTCATCGCAGCAGACCTTGATGGACATCTGCCTTCGGGCGGCGAAACAGTATCTCTTTGATGCAGATTTGGTTGAACCGGCAGAAGGCGAAAGCGACCCGCTGTACGATCTTGCTTGCATGATGCTGGCAACGCACTGGTACGATAACCGTGGTGTAATCATCGCGGGCGGCGGGTCGGCGATGCTGATCCCCAAGGGCATCGACGCGATCCTTGCACAGCATCCGAAAACCCGCAAGACGGAGGAGTAGCCGATGCGTCAGACAGGCGATTTGCGCAGCGTGGTGCGGCTTTACCGCCGTGAAGCGAATATCGACACAGGCGACGGGCAAGTGGACTATGGATTCCTGTGGCAGAGCTATGCAGAGGTCTACCATCTTAGCGACAAAGCACTGGCAGCAGGCGGCGCTGAATATTCCTCCGGGGTGCTCAGCGTCATCCTACGAACGCCGCTGCAATGCCGCCTTCTGCCGGGTCTGCGTGTGGTGTATGATGGCGGGGCATATGAGGTAACAGAAGTGCTGCCGGATACGCCTCGGCGCGGATTCTCAAAGCTGCGCTGTGTACTGACGGAAATGGTGGGGAGTGGTGTGCATGACCTTTGATGTGAACGCATGGCTTGCCAAACGGCTTCAAGCGGCTGGTATCACTTGCCCTGCCTGCGAAGAGCCGCTGTCTCCGGATGAAGTCAAGCGCCAGCAGGCGCAGAGCACTGTATACATCACATGGCGGCAGCTGGGCATTGAACCGCGCTATGCAAGCGGGGAACTGTACGCTGTGTGCTACACGATGGAAATGTCCATCTGGATTCCGCGCGCCGGTACGAAGGAACAAACGGCAGCGTGGAGACAGCTCCGTCACGCGCTGATGTTTGCCTTCGATGTGCAGTGCGATTTGGAGGAGCATGTCACCGGCATCACACACGCACAGGCGCAGGAAGGCGTCTGGGTGGACACGGTGAAGCGCAGGGTGTACACGCAGAGCATCAGTGTGATTTGGCATACAGGAGGCTGAAAATGCGCTACTCATGCAAGGGTGACAGCAGTCAGCGGCAGCTGAATCTTTCGGCGGCGGCTTCGCCGGATGTGCTGCGCAGTGCGGCAGAAGCGGGCGCAGAGATTGTGCGCATGGCCGTACAGGGGCAGATTTCTTCGCAAGCGAAGAACCCGACAGGCAAGCTGCTTTCGTCTATTACCTACCGCTCATGGAGCAATGAAACATCATCCGGTGCAATGCTTGGTTGGGCAAAGATTGCCGTAGCGCGCGCTGGTTATCGCAATCACGGCCGAAACCGTTCAGTCCGTACAACGGACGACTATGGTCGTATCTTGGAGTATTCGTCGAAGCGCGTTCTGCGGCACTTTGAGCCGGGTTTTGAAGAAAGCGAAGAAGCGGCACTGAGCGCGATGGAACAGCGTATTGACAGCGCCATTGCATCGGCGCTTGGTGAAGCGGGAATGTAAGCCGCAATGCGGCAGAAAGGGAAAACAATGGCAACGACACGCATCAAACCGCCTTATGAGTTGACGGTTTACGACTTCTTTGTGCATTTCGATGCGGATGACAATGGCAACGAGGCGCTGGACTTGCAGCTTCCGGTTGTCAAGTCTATCGGTGTTAAGCCGAGCGAACAGAAGCAGACGATTCATGCGTCGGGTGTCATCTATGATACGGTCAGCACGGTTACTGAACCGACGCTGAGCCTGACCAGTGTGGCACTGCCGCGCGAGTTCACCGACCGTGCGGACGGCGCGGTGAAGAAGGGATGCGCTGCGGCGGATGTTGCACAGCCTATCAAGCAGACGTTCGCTTGCGGGTACTGGTGCGGCAATAGTGACGGCAGCAAGACGTACTACTATCATCCGCAGTGCAAGCTCTCTTACAGCGACGATGAGACCCACCAGACGCGCACCAATACGCCGGTTGACCCGTCTGTGGGGCGCACGGTGGACATCATGCCGACGGATGAAGGCATCTGGCGTGTGCGCTATTACACGAACGGCGTAACGAAGCCGCTGACGCCGCAGGAGTTCTTTGAGAAGCAGCCGAATACGCTGGAAAAGGTTATGGCGCTGGACGGCGCGGAATCGGCAAAATAAGATGAATGGAGCGGCAGCCTTTCGGGACTGCTGCTCCATTTTGCAATGAATAGGAGGAAAAGCATGGATAGTGTGCAGTTTGCGACGGCATATGTGCCGACGGAGATTGAAGTAGCCGGGGCGCATGTGCGCCTGTTCTTCACGCTTCAGGCGGCGATGAAGATGGAAGCAAGCCTGAAACGCCCGTACTTGGAAACAGTGCTGATGATGCTGCAAGCAGAGGCTGATAATGGCAAGCCGCAGTCGCTGCCACTTTCGGAGCAGGCGGAAATTGTCCGTATTCTGATGGAAGAAGCAGGTCAGAGCATTTCGGCGAAGACGCTGATGTCGCTGGATATGCGGGAATTTGCGCTGCTGGCGCGGGCGGCGCAGGTGGAGATTGTCGGCAAAATGCCGCGCAGTGCGCAAAAAAAAACGACGCCGGTGAATGGCGCTGGGAAATGATTCTGCTGGCGGCGAAGAGGGTGCTTGGGCTGACAGTGGATGAATTTTGGCACTTGACACCGACTGTGTTTCATGCACTGCTGGAAGAAACGATCGGTGAAAATGGGCAAGCGCCGCGCAAAGTGCAATTCGCAGACGAAATTGGCTGGTAAGAAGGTGAGAAGATGTCAATCAGGGTAAGCGGCATTACGCTGCGCGTGGAAGGTGCAGAGCAGTTTGCGAGCCAGCTGGACACGGCGAACAAGGCAATGCGCCGGAACGCGGCGGAAATGAAATTGCTGGAAGCGACATATGCCAATTCCAAAAACAGCGACTACTTTGGCAAGCAGTCGGAACTGCTGACGAAGCAGCTGGAGGAGCAGCGCAAGAAAACCGCGACGCTCCAACAGGCGCGGGATGCCTATGCACAGACGCCCGGTGCGGATGCAAGCAAGCTGGAACAGCTGGATTTGAAAATCCTGAAATCGCAGACGGATGAAGCGAAGCTGACGGCGGAAATTCAGAAATGCAATGCGGCGATGCAGAAGGCGCAGGAACAGCAGCAGGCGCTGGGGGATGCGACGGAGGAAACGGGACAGGCGGCGGATGATGCAGCATCCGCACAGGCAAATCTGGCGGAATCAACCAGTGAAGCCGGAAACCAGCAGCGCAGTGCGGCGGAAAATGCGAAGCACTACGGTGAGGCACTGGACAAGCTGGCGAAAGGCGCGACGCAGGCGGGCAAGGCGCTGACGAAGGTGCTGACGCTGCCGATTGTCGGCATGGGAACAGCAAGCGTCAAATACGGCATGGAGCTGGAAGATGCGGTCTATGAGGTGGCGACGCTTCCGGGTGTGCTGAGCGGCACGCAGGAGCAGCGGCAGCAGCAGATTCGAGACTTGACGGATGAGCTGATAGATGCCAGCAATGATGCGCACACAGCGGCGACGGAGCTGGCAAGCGCGACCTATGATGCCATCAGCGCAGGTGTTGCGCCGGAGGATGCGGCGTACTGGGCAGAGCGGGCGGCTATGGCGGGCAAGGCAGGTCGCTCGGACGCTTCGACGGTCATCAATGGCGCGTCCTCCATCTACAATGCGTGGGGTGAGAAAGCGAGCGGCGGTCTGGATCACATTCTGGACAGCATGATAACGGCGCAGAACTTGGGCAAAACGACGGTCGGCGAGCTGTCCTCGCAGATTGGTCAGGTGTCCGGTCTTGCGCCGCAGTTGAGCTTGTCGATGGAGGAAGTGCTGTCGAGTGTCGCGGCGCTGACGGCAGGCGGCTTGTCTACTTCCAGTGCCATCACGGGCTTGCGCGGTGTGTTGTCTGCTGTTATCAAGCCGACATCTGAAGCGGCAGAAATGGCAAAGGAACTGGGCATCGACTTTTCTGCGGCCGGACTGAAAGCGAAAGGGTTCACCGGCTTCTTGGCGGAAATCGCTTCGGTGACAGAAGGCGATTCGGAGAAGCTGGGCAAGCTGTTCGGCAGCGTCGAAGGCTTGAACGCCGTCATGATGCTTGGCACAACGGCGGCGGACAAGTATCACAGCATTTTGGCGGAAATGACCAGTGCATCCGGCACACTGGATGCAGCGTTTGAGACGCGCGTCTCCAGCCGATCGGCACAGCTGGAAGGTGCGATGAACCGACTCAAAAATACCGGTGTGGAGCTTGCACAGAATCTGTATCCGGCGGTCGATGCTGTTACGAACGCGATTGGCGGCGTCGCGGATTATGTTGGACAGCTGGACGCAGGCACACAGCAGACAATCGTGAATCTGGGACTGATGGCGGCGGCACTCGGCCCGACGCTGACGGGCATCGGGAAAATGATTACGGCAGGCAAGGTGCTGGCGAGCGTCATGACCGGCCCGTTTGGCTGGGCTGCGGCGGGTGTAGCGCTGATCGGCGGCGGACTGACGCTTGCCATCAAGGCAGCCGGGGCAGAAGCGGAAGAGTTTCGCAACCGCGCGGACGCATTTGAACTGGATTTTGAAGCACCGGATGCCGTGTCGATGCAGGAAGCGATTCAGAAGAACCTCGACCAAATCAATCTGGAGTACAAGAATGGAATTAAGCTGACCAGCAACGTCTGGACGGACATCGGAAAACAGGTTCAGGAAGCGTTCGATTCGGCGGTGGCGGACGGGAAAATTGATGCCTCGGAGTATGCGGATCTGTCCGTCAAGGTCGGTGTACGCATCATGGCAGAAGCAAATGACGGCGCAACCAGCGACGACGTGGGTGTCCGGGAAGTCGCTACGCAGTTGCAGAACGCAGTAGCGGATTATAACGCGCTGCTTCAAACGGTGTACCGCAAAGGTAATTCTGCGACGGATGAAGAACTAAACGCGCTTCAGGCGGCGCTGGATCGCGTGATGGCACTGCGCAACCAGATGATGGGGCTGGAAGCCGAAACGGAGAGCTTGGAGGCATCCACCTACAAGTCGTATTTCGACCTTGTAGCAAGCGGTCACGGTTCGGAGGAGGCTGTCGCATCGGCTGCGGCATATGCAATTGGCGTTTACCAGCAGAAGATGGCGGAAATTGAAGCCCAGCGTAAAGCTGAAATTGCAATTTCGGACGAACGTCAGGCTGAGGCACGCGAAGCAGGTGCAAGTGACGAGGAGCTGACGGCGTATGATGCGGCACTGGCTGAACGGCAGACGGAACTGAATACAGCGGAGAATGAAGTGAATGCGCAATTTCAGGCGGATGTGGCGGCTATTCTGGAAGGAATGGCTAAACAGAACCCGGAAGCGTGGCAGTATATTCAGACCGGCGGCGAGCAAATCCGACTTCTGTCCTCTATGCAGGCAGCTATGCAGGCTGACTCGATGAATTTCGCAGAAAATTGGCTGCGAGACAATATGACACCGGAGCTGCTGACCACTTATGCCTCCTACGGCGAAAAGTATGGATTGAACTGGTGGAATGACCCGGAGCAGGTGAGAAAATATGCGGCTGACCCTTCGCAAATGTCTGGATTTGACCTCGGCAACACATACAGAGCGTTAAACGAAGGTATACGCGAAGCGCACGCATCGTGGCTTGAACAGGATGCACAGGAAGGCATGGACGCTATCAATGGCGTTATGGCATCCCTGCTTGAAAACGGATTCTCGCTGGACAGCATCGACGCATCCTCTGCCACCGGCGTTCTTGCTGACTACATGCGCCTGATGCTCTTTGCAGACAACGGGGTCGATGCGCTTGGCTCGGACGCGATGGAAGCCATCGGCAGCGGCATTACAGAGAGTTCGCAGGGGCTGCAGGAAACGACGCAGGATGCGGTTGCGCCGGTACAGGAAACGCTGGATGACCTGTCGAACCAGGAGAAAACAGGCAAGGCGGTCGGTGTGTCGCTGGCGGCGGGCATTCTGTCCTCGAAGCGAATGACGCAGCAGGCTGCCGCGGAAATCCGCGATGCGGTCAACAGCACACTGGCGGGCATCGGCTTCAGCGGGACGCTGACGCTGCCGGGCACGGGGCTGATTCAGCGCAGCGGGCTTCTTCCGTCAACGACCTATGTGGGCGGCAATACGGACTTCTCCACCAACGTGGTCATCCGCAGCGCGAACTTCCAGAGCCAGACGACACCCAGAGTGTTCGCGGAACAGGTGTCGGCGCTCAACCGGGCGAAGCTGGCGGGGTATGGCGTAACATAAGAAAAGAGGGGCGGCATTCCGTCCCTCCGGTGATTAGCTTGCCTGCTCTGCAATCAGCATTTCTTTGAGCCGCCCGGTGCTTTCGATGATTTCGAGAAGCAAAGCGTCGTCGATGCGGTCGGTTTTCGATTGGAAGTTGCTGCGCTGGCAGATGATGTTCAGTGCCTCACCAATCAGGTCAACCTCTTGGAGAATCTGCTTCGTATCCATCATGAAAAATACCCTCCTATATTCGCAAAATCTTGACTTTTTGCGTCCGGGATGGTATGATGGAAAAGGATTTCATACCGTCCTCGGACGCGTTGAGATTACGGGATAACGTGGCTGTTTTGTTTGTGAGACGTGGCAGTCGCGTTATTTTTTTGTCTCAGCGTAAAGCCTTTCAATCCCCATGCGAAAAACTTCTGGTATATTTGTTCCGAAATGCTGTGCAAGCTCTTCGAGTTTTTTCGCGTCTTCTTCGTTCATACGGATGCAATAGCGTTTCGTCTTGGGATTTTCGACTTTTGGCCGCCCTGTTCGTGGACTCATTCAATCACCTCCCGTGTGCCACAACGTCATTATAATAAATGTCGGCTCAAAAGTCAATAGAAGCCACGAATTTTTGCTGACATTTATTCAAAGACCTCTTGACAATGGTGTAACACCATGCTATAATAGAATCATCAAACAGGAAAGGAGGGAAAGCCAATGAGCCGCAAGCAGCAGAAACGCCGCAGCGAGAACGCCACTTCCACAAAGCTGGTTCTCGCTACGGCGCTGGTGAATCTGGTCGCCGCCGTTGTGAAGCTGATTTCTGAGCTTCTCAATCGGTAACAGATTCGCCGGGTACGGGGGCGCAAGCCCCCGTACCTATCTGGATTATATCATAATCGCTCATTGGTGGCAAGTATGGAAATCGCATTGGACGTGATTCAGGTTGTCCTCGCTGCGGTTCTCGTTGTGCTGGTCTACAAGCTCTACAAGAAGCAATGAGACTGACACCGAGAAAACGCACGGATGGTCACATCACCGCTTACTTTGCGACGGTCGGCAGCAAAGAAGCGCGGGATGCAGGGTTCATCCGTCCTGACGGAAAGAGCCGCATCCTGAAAAAAGTGGTTGACGCTGAAAAGGGAACGCTGACTTTCCAAGTGGATTGGGAAGCAGAGAACAATCGAACCGACCTGTGACACAGAAAGAGGATGGCTGCGAACCATCCTCTTTTTGTGTGCAGTTATTTGCTGAACAGGTCGCTGTGCGTGCCTGTCCGCGCCAGCGTCAGCACCAAAACGTCGTCCTCGATGCGGTAAATCAGCAGCCAGTCAGGTTGAATGTGGCATTCACGATGCCCGACCCAATTGCCGGTCAGTTCGTGGTCGCGGTTTTCGGGCGGCAGCGTTTCGCCGTTGGCCAGCATGGCGACGATGTTTTCCAGCAGCTGAATCTTCCGGTTGCGCTTCATGGCGAGCTTGAAGTCACGCTTGAAGGCAGAGGTGAACTTGACAGTCAGCTTCGTTCCTTTCACTTTTTCAGCTCTGCGAAAAGTTCGTCAAGGTCATTGTAGCCCTTCACGGACGGGTCTTTCGCAATCCTTTCTGCTTCCAGCATGGCGGCAATGGTGTCCTTGCTGGGCTGGTTGAGGGTGATTTCAAACGGGATGCCGCCGTCGCGGATGGACTGACGAACGAAAATGTTGAACGCCGTGGAAAGGTTCATTCCCAGTTCTCCGAAAAGCGCATCCGCCTGCGCTTTCAGGTCGCTGTCCATGCGGATGTTGATGTTGGTGGTGGTCATGTTGATGCAACTCCTTTCTGACAATACTATTATACGCAATTTGCACGAAAAATGCAACACATTGCACGAAAAAACATGAGCAAATGAAGAAACACCTTGCGTGCATGGATGGTGCAGACGCTATGATGAACAGGAAATGGGGAGGATGTGCATGGCAGGAGATTGCAGCAGATACCGCGCCGCGTACAACCCGCAGCGGATGCGTGGGCAGATGGCGGGAGCAGAACAGACGGAGAGAATCGACACGTCGCTGCTGTATGACCCGGCGCAGATGAGCCAAAAGCGGCTGCGGGAAATGATTTGCCGCAACGGACACCGGCTGGAGGATTGCAGCGCCTGTCCCGAATTGTGCGGATACGGGCGCGAATGGCTGCGCAGGAAGGGGGAGAAGAGCAATGTTCAGGGAACGAAAACTGACGGATGATTTCTGCTGGAAAGGCATCTGGGCGAGCCAAATGGGCGTTATCGTCACCCAACAGGTGCAGTACCATCGACCGGCGCTGCGCAGGGAGGCAATCACTGTGCCGGGCAGGTCGGGGACGCTGCGCCTTTTGGGGAACGATGCCTATGAGGATATTGTCTACGCACCGGCATGTGCCATCGTGCCGGAGGCGGACTGCGAAAGCGTCTGGGCGTGGCTGTGCGGGCGCGGCGAGGTGATTTTCGGCAGTATGCTGGATTACGTTTTCGACGCGGAACTGTCAGAAGCGTTCGACTGCTCCGCATTAGCGGAGGGACATCCCGGCAGCTACACGATTTTTACGCCCATCTTCACTTGCAATCCGCTGCGGCGCAGTGCGATTGCAGAGCCAATGACGGAGATTTCTCCAACGGGCGCGGCGGGGTTCAATCAGGGGAACATTGCCGCTTATCCGCGAATTGAGCTGGCGATTCCAGAAGCTGGAGAGATTATGCTTGCTGTTGCGGGCAACACGCTGCGTGTGCAGGTGAGCGGCGCAGGGAATCTTGTGCTGGATATGGAAACCGGCATTGTCTGTGATGAAACCGGAGCGCCGTCGCCGATTGCGAGGGAAATGAGCGGAAGCCGTCTGACGCTGCCGGTCGGCGAATGGAAGCTGTCCCTGACCGGTAATGTGACAGGCGGCGCGATGGACGTGCGAACGCGCTGGGTGTGAGGGCAAGCGATGAATGATGTGATTCGAGTGTACGATGCCCGTGATGCCGACGGTGCAGGAGCGGGGCTTGGTGTCATCAGCCCAACGGAGTGCGAAGTCACGGAGGCAGCGGGCGGGGATTATGTGCTGACGGCTGCCATTCCTATTGCAGACGGTACGGGCTGGGAGCTTGCCCTGCTGGATCGGCAGGTTGTGGCGACTGTGCCGGTGGGAGCGGCAAAAAAGCGCCAGCGCTTCCGCATCCATGCGACAACGGTGCAGGACGGCGGCTTGACGATTGCAATTCAGGCGCGTCATATTACCTATGATCTGAGTTACTATGTTCTGCATCAGGAAGAAGAAACGACGGAGAAGATTTCCGCCAGGGAAGCAGGCGAAAAGCTCTGGAACGCCATCGAGGGTGGCGCTGGCGCGTTTGCCCTGCACGTCGAGATGGACAAGCAGCTGCGCATTTCGTGGGGGCGAATCAACGTCATCCGTGCATTGCTTGACCAAACGGGCGGATTCGTGCGCAAGGCACGGGCAAGGCTGCTGCGAGACAATCAGGATATTTACCTGCTGCCGTCGGATGTGCTGGACAGCGGACTGATTATCCGGCGTGATGTGAACCTGACGGCGCTGTCAGTAGGCCGGGACACGACGGAAACATACACGCGCCTGATCCCGACGGGGCAGGACGCAAACGGCGACGTGATTTATCTGCCGGAGAAGAGCATCGACGCGCCGGAAATTGACGAATACGCAATGCCGCGTGTGTATACATGGGCGGTGTCGGGCGCACGGGTCGGGCAGGAGCGCACGCGGGACGATGGCACGAAGGAAGCGCTGACGCTGGAGCAGGTCTATGACTTGCTTCGGGATGCAGCGCAGGAGAAACTGGATGCCGGTGTAGGCGCGCCAGAGCAGTCGGGGACGGTCGAATACATCGACTTGAGCCGAACGGAGCAGTTCGCAACCCTTTTTCGCCTGCAAGATGCGTTTCTCTACGCGCAAATCACGGTCGAGAACGCGCTGACTGGATTTCGGCTGAAAAAACAGGTCAGCGGGTACACCTGGGACGTGCTGGGGCAGCGATATACGCAATTGAAGCTGGGCGATCCGTGGACGGATGGCGGCAAGGACAGCTTTGTTACATCAAGCCAGCATGATTCCGCTATGCAGGCGTTGACGATTTCGCAGGAGCAGTTCGATGCAATGCTGAAGCGCCATGCCGTGGCGGTAGAGGACAACAAGCAGAGAATCTCGGATGTCGAAATCAAGCTGGATGCAGCAAAGGCAGAAATCGATCTTCGGACGACAAGGCTGGAATCCGACCTCGGCACGCAGAGGGACAAGATGGATGCGGCAGAAGTACGCATCAGCGCGGCGGAAGCTGCTATCGAACTGAAAGCGAGCAGTCAAACTGTCGAGGGCATGAACCAGCGGCTGAGCCTTGCGGAAGCGAATCTTGATGCAGCGCAAGCAGCGATACAGCTCAAAGCCAGTCAAAACGACATGGACGACGCCCTGCGCAGGCTGAATGCGGCGGAAATCAACATTGACGGCGCAAATGTCGCTATCGAGCTGAAAGCGGACAAGAAAGTGACAGACACACTGGGCAATCGCTTGATGGAGGCGGAGGCATCCATCAAGGCCGCGAACGGCGCAATCGAACTGAAAGCCAGCAAGACGGATGTCGACGGGCTGGCGACGCGCATGAACAACGCAGAAGCGTCGATTGATGCGGCGAATGCGGCAATTGACCTGAAAGTCAGCAAAGACGGAATCATCAGCGCCATCAATTTGAGCAGCGACGGAGCGGTTATCAGCGCCAACAGAATCGACTTGTCCGGCTACACGACGATGAGTGATTTCAAAGCACTGTCCGGCGAACTGGATCGCATAAAATCGGGTACGGCAACGATTGACCGGCTGAGAGTGGGGACGCTGGTGGCTGATGCTGTCTCCGGCCCGAAATCCATCAACGCGGACAATGGGTGGTTCGGTGCGGTGCATGTCGGAGAAACGGCGGTTGCGCAGCATACGCTGACAATCGGGGGAACATCGTGCCAGTTCTTTGCACCTGCCGATGCAACTTTTGACCTGAGCGACATGCCGGGCTACGATGATGCTCTGGATGCCGCGAGGAGAGAAGGAGCATCATCGGTGCATGTGCAAGCGCTGGAAGCATACGGAGAAAGCTACTATGCAGCGACAAAGACGGTCACGGCAGCCCTGGACATCACGCTGAGCAACAGGGAGACAAGCCAGCATTCGGTGTCAGTCGATGCGTCTGGTGCGTACAGCGCGGGTCGCAGCGACGTGACCATTGGCGAAATCACCTGCGTAGATATTAGTGCGGGTGCTGACACGGGCAGGGTTCGCGTGACCGTTAAAATTAGTAACGGCAAGACGAAACAGCAAGTCTTTACGTTTGCATAAAACAGGGGGGTGAATTGAATGGATGAGCAGGAAATGCAGCGACTTTTGGATGCACTGCGGCGGCTGCACGTCAGCGACGAACCGGCAGGGAATGTACGGTTACTGACGGTATGTATTGACTATCTGGTGGCGGGAATTTCCAAGGTTCAGCAGGAGAAACAGAAGAAAGAAGGGGGAAAGACGTGACGATTACAGCACGGCTTGCCTATCAATTGAACCTTCGACGCGGAATGCAGAAGGTACTCCTGCCTGTGTTTGCTTCAGGTGATTCGTTGGCGCACGAAGTTGTGCTACAATGCGGGGCAAACGAAAATGTGGCACTAAACGATGCCAGGGTGTCTGCTACCTTTACCAGAGCGGACGGAAAAACAATGAATATCACGGGAACTGTGGCGCAGGACAAAATCAGCGTTCTGCTGCCGCAGCTCTGCTATGCAGTTCCGGGACGTTGCCTGCTGACGATTAGCCTTGAGCAGGAAAATCAGAAAGTGACGGTGCTGTATGCACGCGGTGCGGTGCTGAGCGATACTTATAATAAGCCGGAACAGCCGACGACAAACGAGACGGCGCTTCTTGGAATGGCGATTTTGGGGAAAATGCGTTTGAATTACAGTTGAGGGGGGAGAAAAATGTCATACCAAAAGCAGAACTTCCGCGATGGGGAAGTGCTGTCGGCGGAGCAGTTGAATCGAATGGAAGAGGGCATTGCAAAGCTCGAAACCAACATGATTACCGCCGAAGACCCGGCAGATTCCGCCGATGTCCAGTTTTCCGTAGAATCCATCCTGAAATCCATTGAGGACAAGGGAAACAATATTCTTGCGCAGATTCAGCAGAACGGCGGCAAGGGGCTGACGGTCTATTGCTGGGGCGACAGCCTGACTCAAGGCATCGGCGGCAACGTCAACGGCTGGCATCTTATCAGCTACCCGCAGGTGCTTGCAGAGCGCTGCAATGCCGTCAACCTCGGCATTCTGTCTGATAATGTGCCTACCATTATGGCGCGAATGGGCGCGGATGCGATTCTGCTGCCCGCCTGCACGATTCCGGCAAGCTCATCGGAAAGTGTCGTTGTGGGCAACACCACCAACGGTATGTCGCTGGAAAGCGGCAGAACCGCCCATCTGCTGAAATACGGCGATTGCGGAATTAACCCTTGCTATGTGAATGATGTGCCGTGTGTGCTTTTCCGCGATTATGCCAGTGATACGACGGATGGACAGAACATCCGTATCCGGCGGCTGGAGGATGGCGACGCGCTGACCGTGGTGGCGGACACGAAGCTGACTACCTACGGCGCGAAGCACTACAAGGGCAACGGGCTGCACATTTTCTGGATGGGCGCGAACGGCGGATACGGCTCGGACGCGCAGCACTCAAATCTCGACTTTAGCGATTATGTGGAGCAGCTGCAAAAGTGCGTCGATTACGTTTCCCCCGCTGACTATCTGATTGTCTATGCGCGGGAACGCAAGGGATACACGCAGAACGAGGCGGAAGAAATTGCGGTGCTGAAGGAGACGTTCGCGGGGCATCTGATTGACCTGCTGCCGCAGCTTTGCGACCGCGGCTTGCTGTACGCGGAAACGTCGCAGTGGGACGGCATGAAGAAGAACGGCGTGCCAACAGTGCTGGACAGCGGGGACGGCTGCCACTACAGTTTCTATGGCTACATGGCGATTGGCAAGATTATCTGGGAATATGTCGCGCCGCGCGTGCTGAACAAGACGACGAGCAGCGGCGGCACGGATACCCCCGACACCCCGGTTACGCCCGTGGTAGACAGTGACGAGATTGGCAAATGGGCGTACAAGCTGAAATCACCCAAGAACCTCATCAGCGGCAGTTTGGCTATCAATACGGGCTTCAAGCCCTTCGCGGAGGGCGCGACGACGTGGACGATTGCGGTCAAGTTCGCCGACGGGCTGACCGCGGCAGATGCGACGCAGTGGGGCACGCTGATGTTCTGCGAGGTGGAGACCAGCAAAACGCAGCTGAAAATCGCCACGCTGGACAGCGGCACGCAGTATCCCGAATGCAATGTCATGTGTAACAGCGGCGGCTTCGCCATCAGCACCGAACAGATGGGGCTGACGCTGTACGACAACGGCTACCACACGTTCGTCATCACCAAAAACGACGGCGACTATACATTCTATCTGGACAACAACAAGCTCTACAACGACAAGCTCGGCTATCCGCAGGCGGGCAACGGCGACGACCCGCTCTACATCGGTGGCTGGGGCAGCGGATGGGGCATGGTCAAGGGTACCATCATGGATGTGCGCATCTACAACCAGTGCATTGACGATGCCGCCGTTGATGCGCTGAACAACATTTTTGCGGAAGTGTGAGGAGGTGAGCGGCATGGCAAAAATAAAAACACTGTATCAGAACGGGCAGCAGATTATGCCTGTTACGCATCCCAAGGCGGTTATGGATGAGAACGGAATTTCTCTTGACGTTGTGCTGGCACAGTTGCAGGCTCGCATTGCAACGCTGGAAGCGGGCGGCATTACGGTTACGACCGCCGACCAGCTTGTTTCTGCTGTCACGTTGGATTCGTGGAAGTTCAACCTGATTTCCGCGACGGCAAACACGGCGTATTCCTCGACGGCGGAAGCGGCAGCGGGGTTTGACGACGCAAGCTGGCGGACGGTCAGCGTGCCGCATGACTGGTCTATTGCGCTG